ACTAGAGGGACGAATATTATTTGCCATAATTATCTCCAAAAAGATTAGAAAGACTATTTTTAATTAATACCAAATGATCGGATGTAGGATTCTTTTGATATTCAGAATTAATCATATTTAATGATTCTTCTTCATCAAAACCGTATGCTTTAAGAATTTTAGTGCATTTTACAAAAATTTCATTGTTTACTTTTTCTTCTATTGGTTGAGAAGTAATCAACTTCTCTTTTTCAATTACCCTATAGTTTATTCCAATATCATTGATATTTAGAGGACTAAAAACTTGTCCGCAGTCACACACAACTTTGAAATTCTTAGTTTGTGTTTCTTTTAATGAAAGCCAATGAAAGTATCCACAATTTTTATTTGGACAAACATATTTAAGATGTATGTCG